TAAGGCTCGTGAGCGTTATAGCTTCGGTGTGTCTGATCCTCTCGGGATCTATGGCTCGCCCGGTTCATCGTGACGGCAGGGCAGGGGGAGAAATCCCCCTGTCTTCTAAACATTTCACTTGCGGGAATGCTTTGAAGACAGGCATAATAGCTGTGCCACCGGGGTAATCCGGTCCTACTGACTGTCCCGGCAGATCAGCACAAACAGTAGGGCTTAGATGTGCAGGAAAAAACTCAATGAGTTTTTCAACTTTTTCTGGCCCTATTCGTTCTGGCACTGTGCGCTACGGTGCTGGTCGTAATACTGGCCTTGCGGTTTTGGCTCAGTCCTACAACAGCGGCAATTTGACCGGCACAGTTGTTGGCAACACCGACACTGCTGCTTTCATCATTCCGCAAGGCTCTCAGATCGTTGACATTGTTGTCGATCAGACCGTTGCAGCCACCGCTGGCACCACCACGGTTTCTGTTGGTACGTCTTCTGGCGGCGCTCAGTTGATGGCGGCGGTTACCACCACGGCTGGCGGGCGTTTCCGTGGCACTGCTACGGCTGCTACCCAGGCCGCTTGGCAGACCTCCACATCTGCTGATACCACCGTGTATGTGCGTGTTGCGGTTGGTACCGCTACTCTGACGGCTGGTCAGTTCTATGTGACGATCCAGTATGTCCAGCGCGCTGCGGATGGCTCTCAAAACCCTGCCAGCGCCTAATAGCTAAGGAGGGTTCTGCGTCATGCAGACAGATATTCTTGCTAGTGCCGTTGTCACTAGCACTGGCACTGTGAATGATCAGGCAGGTAATGCTGTTGGTCGGACTCGTATTAAGGGTGTGTACATTATCCCCCAGGCTGGGGCGGGTAGTGTGGTCTTCCGCGATGGGTCTGCTTCTGGCGCTACCAAGATGACCATTAACACGTTGGCAGCACAGACAGGCCCAACCTATATCCTCTTCCCTGGAGAGGGTTTGTTGGTTCAGTCTGGGATCTACCTGACCATCACCACGGTAGCTTCTGTCGTGGTGTTCTATGGCTAAGACCCCTGCCTGGACTCGAAAGGAAGGGAAGAACCCTGCCGGTGGCTTGAATGCCAAAGGCAGGGCTTCTTACAACCGGGCCAATCCAGGCAAGCCTGGGTTGAAGCCACCGCAACCAGAGGGCGGTCCCAGAAAGAAGAGCTTTTGCGCCAGGATGACTGGTATGAAGAAGAGTCTTACTTCTGCAAAGACCGCCAATGATCCAAACAGCAGGATTAACAAATCCTTGCGAGCGTGGCGATGCTGAAGGTGAAAAGAAATTGGGGCGGCCCAATTAGCAAGCGCCAGGATGACCAAGGGCGTTATAGATGCAGTGCGTGCAAAGAGTGGAAAAACCCAGAATCATTTAATAAAAATAAACAACAATCTAGTGGGTTGAACTATTCTTGCAAGCAATGCTCAAAGGCTGAAGCCCGTAAATACAATTTGCCTGCAAAATACGGCATCACCACTGCTCGCTTTGCTGAAATGCTATTGGCCCAAGGTGGTAAGTGCGCTTGTTGTGAAAAACAATTTAACATGGAAGGTAAGTCTTCAGATCGACCATGCGTTGACCACAATCATTTATCCGGCGAGATTAGAGAACTCCTTTGCGGGCGTTGTAATCTTGCCGCTGGTAATGTTATGGACAGCTCAAGCATGGCCGAAAAACTTGCCTCCTACCTGAAGAAGTGGAAGTGCTGACATGACTGACACTCATGAAGCGGCAAAGAATGTGGTGGACGCCCTTTCTATAGGGACTGTGGTGGCTACATTGGCTGGCATTCTACCTAGCATTGCTGCAATCTTCACGATTGTTTGGACAGTTATCCGCATCTATGAGACCGATACGGTTCAGAAGCTTCTGGGAAAGAAGACATTTCCCAAGATTAGCCCAGACTGATTTGGCTGGGCAAAGCTTATGGAACTGCCCAAAATCACTCCGGTAATCCAGTTTGCCACCGCAGCCTTTGCGTTGGCAGTTGGCGGCTATAGCGCGGGTGAGAAGTTTGGGTGGTTCAAGAATGAGATCCTTATTTGGTCTCCTGAGCATTTTAAAATTGAGCCAGCCAAGATTGGTGATCCTGTTACCGTAACAGTAGCTCGGATTAAGAAGCGGGATGACTGTTCTGTTGAAAACTTTGAGGTCACCATCCGCGATGGCGCTGGCGTGATCCATCAAGCAACGCCAAGCATGACCCGGTTCACCGGTCCCGCAGGCCCTGAGATCGACACCTTCACATATCTACTGAACATCTCAGACAAAGAAACCATTGCTGCCGGGAAGGCAACTTTGCTTGCCACCATTAAATACAAGTGTCCTGAAGGTGAACGCACGGTAACGTATCCCCGGCACGAGAACCTGACCTTTATGCTGGAGAGATAGTGTGGAAGCAATTCTAAATCTTGTCCGTACTGTTGCTCCATCCATTGCGAGTGCTGTTGGTGGTCCTCTTGCGGGTATGGCTACTCGTGCCATTTCGGAAGCTTTGCTTGGCAAGCCGGATGGTACTGAGCAGGAGCTTGAGAATGCTGTTGCTTCTGCCACCCCAGAGCAGTTGTTGGCTCTAAAAAAGGCTGAACAAGAGTTTGCCGTGAAGATGCGCGAGTTGGACATTGATCTTGAGCGTATCTCAAATGCTGACCGTGACAGCGCGCGGAACCGGGAAGTCTCTCTGAGGGATTGGACGCCTAGAGTTTTGGCTGGTCTCATTACCGTTGGGTACTTTGGGGTTCTGTTCTGGATGCTTCGCTTTGGCTTACCAAACACCGGAAGCTCAGAGGCGCTTCTGGTTATGCTTGGGGCTTTGGGAACGGCGTGGGGCGGGGTTGTTGCCTACTACTTTGGTTCTTCCGCTGGGTCTAAAGAAAAGACCGAGGCTATGAACCGGATGGTGCGGAAATGAAAAGCAACTTTGAGCCATGTCTTGAGTTTGTCCTACACCACGAGGGATTGTGGTCTGACGATCCGCGAGATCCGGGCGGCGCCACTATGAAAGGCGTAACCCTGGCAGTGTACAAGGAATACCTTGGCCGGGATGTCAGCAAGGATGAACTGCGGAACATTCCAGACAAGCATCTTATGGACCTCTACAAGACTCGGTATTGGGACAAGGCTCGGTGTGATGACCTGGGTGCCGGGCTTGATCTGGTGGTGTTTGACCTTGCCGTGAATGGCGGCGTGGGTCGCGCGGCCAAGATCCTTCAGCGGTGTGTTGGGGCAGTAGAAGACGGAGCTATTGGCCCGAAGACCATGGCTTTGGTTACGCAAGTACCAGTGAAGCAGATGATAATTCGCTTCTCTGAACAGCGCCGTTTGTTCTATAAAGGACTGAAAGCCTTTGAGACATTTGGGCGTGGCTGGCTTCGTCGCACTGATGAATGTGAATCAAAAGCCTTTGAAATGACAGGAGATTGATCATGAACGGTATGAAAAAGCCCAAGATGCCAAAGATGACGCCCGATATGGGTGGCATGGCTATGCCCAAGTTTGGCTCTCGCGCCATGCGTCCAGGCGGTATGGCTAAGGGCGGCAAGGTGCCGATGGAGAAGTGGGAGCATTCTGCCGCTGATCTCGCTCAGGACAAGAAGCTGGCCAAGAAGCATGGCATGAGCATGGAGGCGTGGGAGAAGTCTGCTGCTGACAAGAAGCATGACACTCAGCAATCCATGAAGGGCCTGAAAAAGGGCGGTATGGCAAAGATGGCTCGCGGTGGCGGCATTGAGACCAAGGGCAAGACCAAAGGGAAGTTCATCTAATGGCAGATGATGTTCGTGAGGCATATCGTCGTGGGCTAGATGTCCGCGAATATCGCCGGATGCGCGATGAAGGTACCTTGCCAACGAATGAAAGGGCAGATCTGCAAGAAGCCTATCGCCTTAACATTCCAGTAGAAGAACTTCGCGCTCGAAGGGCTGCTGCGGCTCGCGGTGGAAGTCGCGTTCCTCCTGCTGTTCAGCGTGGCGCTGCCATGTCTGATATGCAAATGGCGGATGTTCCGGGAAACATTCCATCTGGCCCAAGCGCGGCATCTGTTCGTGGCGCGCGTGAAAGCCTTATGCAATACAATAATATGCAAGAGGCTGATATGCCGGGAAACATTCCCCCGGTATCTCAGGCCGACATCCGCCGAGCGCGTGCAGGCATTATGCAAAATGAGGATATGCAGAACGCAGATGTCCCAGGCAACATCCCCGCCCCTGGTTCTGTTAATGAAATCCGGCAGGCAATGGAGCGCAATCAAGCCAACCGAGATCGGCAGCGTAATCGTCCTAATACTCGCATGACCGCAACTCCATCTCCAGCGGATGCACTCAATCAGCGTGAGCTTGATCGGATTGCATCTGTTCGGGGCATTCTTGAGGGTGGCGATATTCAACCTCCCGCCGAACGTTCTTTCTTGGAGCGCCTTGGCCTGCGCCGCACTTACGAAACCGGGGAAGGTGCGCCTAGTACGGGAAATTTCCGTGAAGACCTTCGCCAGCTTGGCAAGTCGCTTGGGTTTAAGAAGGGCGGTAAAGTCAAAAAGATGGCTAAAGGTGGCGCCGTAAAGGCTCCTTCTGCTTCCAGGCGTGGTGATGGTTGCGCTTCTCGCGGTAAAACGAAAGGTCGCATGG